TGGCTGCCGGACGCCGAGCGCCAGCGCATGGCCGACAGCGCCCGCGAGCAGTTGGCCCGTGAGGAGGCGGCCCGCGCCGAGTCGGAGCAGGCTAAGATGGATGCGCAGCGCGCTGAGCTGGCCCGCCAGGCGCCCCCCGCCAACGCCGAGGGTCAGGCCGGCACCAGCCAGCCCACACCCCCGCCCGCGCAGCAGCCCGGCGAGGCCCCGTCGTGGCTGCGCCCGCCCGGCGGCACCCAGGCCCCGGCCCAGGAGCCCGCCGCCCCGCCCGCACCCCCTGTCGCCGAGAAGACGGTGGAGAAGGGCCCCGGCGCCAAGTGGTACGTGATGCAGGCCGGCAAGCCGGTCAGCGAGGGCTTCAAGACCAAGGCCGAGGCCGAGGCTGTAGCCGGTAAGTCGGAGTAGTCAAATGAAGCACCGTTCCGTTCTCGCGGCGGCCCTGGTCGCGCTGCTGTGGGCCTGCCTGGGCGGGGCGGGACCGGCGGCGGCCCTGGACTGCTCCCAGGGGTACCTGCAGGGCAACGGCGGCTACTACAAGGCGGATGACCGCACGGGCCCCTACTACGTGGGCAGCAACGGCACCACCTGCACGGCCGTTCCCATCAGCGGGGCCGTCAACGCCAACGGCAGCGCCGCGCAGCCGGTCGACACGGTCGTGCAGGGTGCCGCCGTCTACCGCGGCGGCACCATTACGGCCGGCGGCACGTCGCAGCAGCTCATGGCCGCCAACTCCGCCCGGCGCGGCTTCACGGTGCAGAACCAGAGCACCACAGACCTGTACGTCAAGGTGGGGCAGACCGCAACCACCAACAACGTAAGCCTGCGCCTGTCCCCCGGGCAGTTCTACGAGACGCAGCCGCAGCACGCGTCTACCTCCGTGGTCAACATAATCGGCGCGACCACGGGCCAAGCCTTCTACGCAACCGAGTTCTGAGGACGCACGCCATGCGCCTAATCAGTTGGATCCTCTGCGCGCTGCTGGCCGCGTCTCCCGCCCTGGCGGAGATGTCGGGGCCGTCCCAGGTCATGACCGTGCCGACCCCCGGCACGCTGCAGTCGACCAATACGGTGCAGACCTGCGGTCCTCAGACGGCCGTACTGGGTGCCGCAGGCGATAGCGTTACGCTGCCCTGCGCAGGTGCGTCCAACTACCTCATCACCTTTACCACGCCCAGCGGCCAGACACCGCTCATCGGCGTTATGAACTCTACGGACTCCACCACCGGGGGTGCCCGGCGGCTGGTCAAGACCGGCATCGGGCCCCTGGAGGTCGCTACCGAGACGCTGAACGGGGCGCAGGGCGCGGGGGCCACCCTGGAGTACCGCACCGTGGGTGGCGGCTACGGGCAGAAGATTAGCCTCAGTAGCTACACGTCGGGTCAGGCCACCGTTACCATCATGGCCATGTACCAGCCGACGACCATCTTCGTCAACGGCGCGGTGCACGATGAGCAGGACGTAGCCCTGCGCAACGGCCGCTCCTTCACGGCGTCGACCGGCATACAGACGGTGTCGGCGGGCAACTTCCTGTCCATGCAGTTCTCCATGCCGGCCGGCGCCAACCGGCGCGCCTTCATCAGCCTGCGGGCTCTGGGCTGCAGCATGGCTGCGGAGTTCGCCGGTGTGTCCAACCCCACGGCAAACCCGGCCACCACGCCGGCCAGCATCACCAACCGCAAGACGGGCGGCGCTACCTCCGTCGCCACCGCCACCTACAGCATGGCCAGCACGCACCCCGACACCGCACCCGCTGCCACCAGCCCGGCGGGCGGCCTCATCTCGGCCTACGGCACCACGTACCTAGGCAAGGATTACCAGCGTACGGTCGAGCCCGGTACATCATTCACCAACTGGATCGGGGGTGCCGGCGGGGGCCTGGGCACGGCGTCGCGCTGCCACATCACCTACCTGTGGTCCGAGGAGCCGATAAACTGATGCCCTCAACCCTCACTGTGGAGGACGGCACGGGCCTGGGCAACGCGGACGCCTACGTGGCGGCGGCGGACGTGCAGGCGTACGCCGCCGCCAACAACCTGCCCTTCGACCCAGACAGCGACCAGGCACTGGACGGCGCCGTGCGCACGGCCACCCGCTACGTGGACGGGGCGTACCGCTACCGGTTCTCGGGCCTGCGGCTGCGCCAGCGCGACCAGGCCCTGGAGTGGCCCAGGCAGAGCGCCGTGGCCATGGGCCAGTACCCCATCGGCTACAACGAGGTCCCCAGGGAGCTCAAGAGCGCAGTGTGCGAGGCCGCCGTCCGCGAGCTGTCCAACCCCGGCACCCTGTCGCCGGACGTCTCGGCCCCCGTCACCAGCGTTAAGGCGGACACGGTGTCCGTGGATTTCGGCGGGGCGGGCTACACGGCCGCCCAGTCCTTCCAGGCCATCGACATGCTGCTGGTGCCCATCCTGGCACCCCTGAACGCCCTCTCGGGCAAGGTGGGCCGAGGGTGAGCAAGCAAGTTCTCGACATCGTACCCGGCATCATCGCCAACACGGTGGGCAAGCTGCTGCTCAAGCCGGCCCTGCTGGTGGTCCCGGGAGCCCCCACGGGACCCGAGTACGACCCCACGCCCGGCACCCCCACCACCTACCCGTGCCGCGCACTGGTTACGGACTGGTCCAACTACTCCCGCGCCAACGGCCTGGTGGCGGCGGAGGACCGCAAGATCCTCATTCAGGCCCAGGGATTGCCCGTGCCCCCCAGGGACGGCTACAGCGTGGAGATCGACGGGGACACCTACGTACTGGTCTCCGACGGCGGCGCGGCGCCCGCCGTGCGCCGCGACCCCAGCACGGCCGTCTACACCTGCAGGGGGCGCGGGTGATCGACGTAACCGTCAAGCTGCAGGAGCTCATAGAGCACTGGGCCCCCAGGCTCAAGAAGGCGTTCTTGGACGCCGTGGCCGCCCTGGCCGACAGCGTAGACCTGGGGCGGCTGGTGGTCGCCCTGACCCGGGGTGACGTGGCCGCCGCCGTGCGCGAGGTTAACCTGGACCCGCTGCTGTTTCGCGGGCTGGAGGTGGCCGTGGCCGCGGCCTACGACGCAGGCGGCGCGGCTGCCGCGGATGAGCTACCCCCGGTTCGGGGCCCGGCTGGCCACCGCCTCATGGTGCTTTTCGACGGTCGCAACGAGAGGGCCGAGCGCTGGATACGAAACCAATCGTCGACCCTCGTGCGCGAGGTAACCGCAGACCAGCAGCAGGTTATCCGCCAGCACCTGCAGGCCGGACTGGCCGCCGGTCAGAACCCCCGCACTGTGGCCCTGGGCCTCGTGGGCACGGTCAACCCCCAGACGCGCAAGCGCGAGGGTGGCGTGCTGGGGCTGACGGCCACACAGGAGCAGTGGGTCCGCAACTACGAGGCTGAGCTTAAGTCCGGCGACAGGGCGTTCCTGGGCCGGGCCATGCGGGACCGCCGCTTTGACGGCGCCGTGCTCAAGGCCATCGCCAGCGGCCAACCCCTGTCGCCGGACCAGGTGGCCAAAATGGTGGCGGCCTACCGGGCCCGCGCTCTCAAGTACAGGGCCGACACACTGGCGCGTACGGAGGCTATATCGGCCCTCAACCAGTCGCAGGTGGAGAGCATGCAGCAGGCCGTGGACGGCGGCAAGGTCCAGCAGCGCTACATCACCAAGACCTGGCACAGCGCGGGCGACCACCGCGTGCGGCACACTCACCAAGTGCTCAACGGCGCGCGCGTGCCCTTCGCCGGCAGGTTCAAGAGCGAGAGCGGCGCGCTGCTGTCCTACCCGGGTGACCCCACGGCGCCACCTGGGGAAAGAGTTAATTGTAGATGCTGGCTGCAAATTAAGGTGGACTACCTGGGCATGCTGGCCGCGCAGGAGGCTGCCTAGTGTCCGGCGGCGCGCGGGGTTCCACAGTCACCTTCGGCACCGAGGTCACGGACTGGGTGCGGGAGACGCAGGCCCGCATGGACGCGGTGTTTCGCGAGAGCGCCCAGCGCGTGGTTACGGAGATGCAGACCCCCGTGGCCCAGGGCGGCAACATGCCCGTGGACACGGGCTTCCTGCGGGCCTCCCTGCAGATGACTAAGAACGCGCCCGTACCCATCGACGCCAAGGCGCGACCCGCTGATGGCAAGGCTTACGCCTACAACCCCGACAGCGTGGCTATGGTTATCAACGATGCTACCGTGGGTGACGCGCTGTTCGCCAGCTACACGGCGTCTTATAGCTTACAAGTACATTTTGGAACATCAAAAAGAGCTGGCCGCCAGTGGGTTACTCTTGCAGCACAGAGATGGCCGAGTATAGTTGCTGCTGTTTGCGCGGAAGCTCAGCAGGCCGTTGCAGCAGTACATACGGAGTTATAAGTGCCGTCGTTAGGACAAACTAAACTTGGTGTTAACGGTGAGCAAGTGGTTCAGCGTTATCTCTCGGGTGATCGCGCAGCTGTGTTATGCGCAGAGTATAACGTAAATTTGAGTACGCTCCGAAGGCATCTTGTTACTAATGGTGTCGTTTTGCGTGATGAACGGGCCGGTCGCGTGTTGCCAACTCGGAGAAAACTTGTAGTTGATAAACCAAAGCAACAACGCGGCAAGCCTCATAATTTTATTAATCTAAGTAAGACGCAAGTGGTGTTGCTGTACAATGTGCCGGGTGCTACTCTAAATAGTGTTGCTAAACAACTAGGCGTCTGTAAACCTGTTGTGCAACGTCTCATAAACGAGGCCGGCGCCAACAAGCCTAATAAGATTTCTGGTCAAAAGCATCCTTGGTGGCGACCACATTTGACAGACGAAGAGCGAGCCAATCGTAGAGATTATAATAAACAGAAAGTGTGGCGCGAGGCGGTTTTCAAAAGGGACGGTTACGTTTGCCAAGCTTGCGGCGCAAATCAAGGTGGTAATCTAAACGCGCATCATATCGTGGCGCATGCGGACAATCGCGTTTTGCGTTGGGAAGAAAGCAACGGTGTGACGCTTTGTAAGACTTGTCATAAGCAGTTTCACGCAAAATACGGCAAGCAAGGTTTCGGGCCTGCGCAGCTTGTGGTTTTTCTACAGGAAAAGTGTCATGCCTGATGCACCCAACCTAGAGCAGCAGGCGTACACGCTGCTGGCGCAGAGGTTCACGGCCATGGAAGCCGAGCTTGGCTACCCCGTGGCCAAGCCCAGCGTGGCCTTCACGCCACCCCGGGACAGCACCAAGGACAAGAACCGGCTGCCCTACGTGGACGTGGCGTACATGCCCAACGGGGCGCAGCTGGACAGCCTGGGCTTCGACCAAGCGGACGAGAGCCTGCAGGGGCTGCTGCAGCTGTCCGTGTACTGGCCCGCGGCGCAGGGCCTGGTCAAGCCGTCCGCCGCTGCGGGCCGGGTGGCCGCCTACTTCTCCGCGGGCACGCGCCTGGACGGGGGCGGGTTCACCGTGTATGTTGACCGCCGGCCGGATACCGGACCAGCCATGTACGAGAGCGACCTCGTGATGCTGCCGGTTACCGTCCGCTGGAGGGCTACCAGGACGCCCGCCTAGGAGACTCTCGTGGGTGGTTGTTGCACAGTACAGGCTTGTGGCAAACCAGCTCGTGGGCATGGTTATTGCCTAATGCACTACAAGCGTTGGCGTAGCCACGGAGATCCTCTAGGTGGCCGGGTGCCTAATGGTAAAGCGTTAGAATGGTTTTACGGCCATGTAAAACACGATGCAGATGATTGTCTGCTGTGGCCTTTTAATTGTGGGTCAGACGGCTACGGCCTAGTTCGTTATAAAGGTTCTATGCGTAGTGTTTCCAGATTAATGTGCAGAGAGGTTAACGGAGACCCACCTACCCCTCTGCACGAAGCCGCACATTCCTGTGGAAAAGGGCACCACGGGTGTGTAAACCCAAAGCACCTGCGTTGGGCGACCACGTCGGAGAACCACGCCGATAAGTTGATCCATGATACGCACATTCGAGGTAACAGACACCCCATGGGGAAGCTACTCGAAACGGACGTGTTAGAGATCAAACGTTTGTGTGAGACAATGACGCAAGTAAGCGTCGCTAAACTCTACGGAATTGACCCAAGTCACGTTTCCAATCTTGTAAACGGCAAGAGTTGGAACTGGCTCTAACGTAGGAGATACGGCTTTGTCATTTACGCCCTCGAACGGTACCAAGTTCTACATCGGGCCGCAGGTCGACGAGACCACGGATAACTCAACCGAGTACGCCGCCCTGGCCTACGTGGAGGTCAAGGGCACCACCAACATCGGTGAGTTCGGCGACTCGTCTGCGGACATCACCAGCACCGAGCTCAACGACAACCGCGTGCAGCACGCCAAGGGCGCCAAGGACGCGGGTTCGCCGGCCATCGTCTGCAACAACAAGCCGTCCGACCCCGGCCAGCAGGCCATGTACGCGGCCGAGGACGAGCCTTTCGACTACGCCATCAAGGTGGTGTACCCCGACAAGGTCACCGTGGGCGGCACCGGTAGCACGCGCTACTTCCGCGCCAAGGTCATGTCGGTGCGCGAGGGCGTGGGCGCGGCCAACAACCCGCTGTCCGTCACCTTCAACCTGGGCATCAACTCGGACATCGTCCGCGTGGTGGCCAGCTGAGGCACGCGCGGCCCTGGGCAGGTCGCGTGAGACTACCAAGTAGGAGAACATCAGTCAATGACCGAGCTCGACAAACCCATCTTCGACCTGGCGTCCATAGACCTGGAGGCCGAGGCCGATCGCGGCGCCACCATGCAGCTGCTGGCGCCGCGGGACGACAAGGCGGCGGGTCTCAAGCGCTTCGAGCCCACGGGCGTCACCATGCAGGTGCTGGGGGCCGACAGCCCCACCTTCCGGGCCAACGTGCGCGCCATGATCGACGATGTGGCTCGCGAGCTGCAGGAGCAGCCCAAGGAGCCCGATATGGCAGACAAGCTGACCCGGGCCCGCACGGCGGCCTGCGCCGTAACCGGGTGGTCGGACAACGTGGTGCTGGCCGGTGAGAAGCTGGAGTTCTCGCGCGACAACGCGGCCCGGCTGTTCTACGAGCGCCCCTGGATCGGGGTGCAGGTGGAGAACTTTCGGAACAACGCGGGAAACTTCGGGCCGCGCTGATCGCGCGGGTCTGCAACGCGGTTAGGGTCGCCACGTGGTACCAGCTGGACCGGCGGCCCTACACCCTGTCCATGCTGGACGTGCCCCCGCTGCTGGAGCACCTTTGGGTGTGGTTCTGGCACCTGGACCAGGCACGGCAGAGCAGCGGCTACGGCCCGCAGGCCCTGTCCCACGTCGAGATAGCGGCCTGGGCGGCCCTGCTGGACGAGGCACCGAGACCCTGGGAGGTGGCGGCCCTGGTGCGAATGGACGTGGCGCGACGGGCTGCCCTGCAGCCACCCGAGGTGGCCAACCCCACGGGGCTGCGCAACGTGGTGCCCACCAGCGACTGGCGGGCCAGCATGGCGGCCATGGACAGGATGGCCGCGCAGAGGAACAGGGAGGCGAGTAAGTGAGCGCTGAGATTGCCTCCCTAAGCTTCAGCATCGACAGCGCACCGCTGGCGCAGGCGTCCAGCCGCATGGAGCAGCTGGGCCAGTCCGCCCAGGCTGCCGGTGGCAAGTCCTCGCAACTGCTGTCGGCGGTGGACGCCCTGGTGGCGGCCCTCAACCGCAACACGGCTGCCACCGACCAGCTCACGGCCAAGATGGACGCCCTGCAGGTGTCCGGCGCCAAGACTGCCCAGGTGGTCGCCCAGGTGGGTCAGGCCGCGGACGTGCCGGCCACCAACGTCGTTAGATTCCGCGGCGCCACGGACGCCCTGCGCCCGTCCATGGACGCGGCTGCGGCCAGCGCCGCCAAGCTGCGCGAGGCGTGGTCCGGCCTGTCCGCCCAGGGCGCCGCCACGCTGCGCAACATGGAGATGATGGCCAAACTGGCGTCGTCATCCGCCCTGCAGCCCAACGCTGGTTGGAGCCGCATCGGGCAGATGGGCGCCGCGCAGTCCTTCGCCGTGACGCCCGTGGGCCGCCTGTCCAACCTGCGCTCGGACGGGTCCGTGCCGGGCGCGCCCGCCCCGGGCACGGCGGCCAACGCCAACGCGCCGGGCGGGGGGCGGCTGGCCGGCTACCAGCTGCAGAACCTGGCCTACCAGGGTGGCGACGTGCTGTCGCAGCTGGGCAGCGGCACCAGCCTGGGGCAGGTGGCCTTCCAGCAAGGACCGCAGATCGCGCAGATCTTCGGCGGGGCCGGCGGCGCCAGCGTTCGGGGGGCCATCTCGCAGGCGGGTGAGGCGGCCAGCTCCCTGGCGGCCCGCGTGGGCCTTCTGGGGGGCGCCTTCGGGGCCGCGGCACTGGGCCTGGGGGCCCTGCTGTACGCCCTGTCGTCGTACCGGGACCAGCAGAAGGAGCTGCAGCTCAGCGTGGCGGGCCGCGGCCGGGCCAGCGGCGCCACGGTGGGCGACGTCAACCGCACGGCCCAGGCCGGGGCCGCGGCGGGCGGGGTCTCCGTGGCCGGCGCCCGGGACCTGGCCGGCGACTACGCCCAGACCGGCGCCATCGGCATGGAGATGTACGCCGGGCTCATCAAGGTGGCCCGAGACTACGCCGAGACCACGCGCCAGGAGCTGCCCGACGCCAACAAGGCCCTGGCCGCGGCCTTCGCGGACCCGGCCAAGGGCGCCGAGACGCTGGCGGGCCAGCTGGCCAACCTCAACGCCGAGCAGGTTGAGAGCATCCAGCGCATGGCTGCGTCCGGCGACAGGTTGGGCGCGCAGCGGGCCCTGCTGGACAGCCTGGGCGGCAGCCTGGTCAGCGCCACCGATCGCCTGGGGTTCTTCTCGCGGCAGTGGGAGCAGTTCAAGAACAACACCAGCAACGAGTTCGACGCCATAGGCCGCGTGGTCGACCGGGTTATCTCGGGCGGGGACCTGGAGCAGCAGATTGCCACTGCCAAGGCCGTGCTGGCCAATAGCCAGGCGCGGCAGAGCTACCTGCCCTTCGGCATCGGGCAGGGGGACACGGACAAGGCTCAGGCCCAGCTGGACGCCCTGCTGGCCAAGCAGAAGCAGGTGCAGGACGAGAACCGAAAGGCCGACCTGAACCTTCGCAGCCGCGCCGTCGACACCATAGTCAAGGCGGCTAACCCGGCCGACGAGCAGCTTAAGACCCTGGAGACGCAGGCCAAGCGCATCCGTACGGAGCTTGCCGCCGGGGTGTTGGACCCGGACGGCTCGTCCCTGCGCACGGCCCAGGGCCTGGAAACCAGCGCCAAGCGCATCCGCGAAGACCTGGCGGCCGGCGGTAGCGAGCTGGCGGCTGGCCTGCGCCGCGTGCAGTTCGAGAGCACGCAGGTGGGCGCCGTGGGCCTGGGCCGCACGTCGGCGCAGATTAACAACGACTACGCCGAGAAGCAGCGCCAGATCGAGGCCAGCAACCAGAACCCCAACGAGCGCAACGCGGCCCTGCAGGCCCTTGAGCTGCAGCGGGTAACGGAGCTTCAGACGGCCGAGCGCACGTCCAACCTGGGGGCCAACGCCCGCGGGGGCGCCTTCTCGCGCATGTCGCCGGCCGTGCAGGCGCAGATCAACGCCGCCGCGCAGATGTACCCGCAGATCCCGCCGGAGATCATAGCGGGCATCGCCGACAAGGAGAGCGGCGGCAACCCCAACGTCGGGCGCACCAAGATCAAGGACGCCAACGGCAACCCCGCGTCCACGGCCACGGGCCTGGGCCAGGTGACGGCCCCCACGGCGCGGGCCGGCATCCAGGGCGGCTACCTGCCGTCAGACTTCGACTCCAGCAACCCCAACCAGGGGGCCATCGGCATCGCCGGCGTGCTCAAGATGAAGCTCGACGCGGCCGGCGGCGACATGGACAAGGCCATCGCCAACTACTACGGCAGCAAGAACCCCATCGCCAACCTGCAGTACGCGGCCGACGTCAAGCGCCGGGCCGGGCAGATGGGCGACGCCACCGTGGGCGGGCAGATCCAGGGTGTGGACACGCGGGCCCGTCAGATCGAGAGCGAGAACCAGAAGCTGGCCGACAACAGCAAGTACCTGGGCGAGAACTCCCTAAAACTGGATACGATGACGCGCTACCACGAGGCGCTGTCCGCCGAGATGGCCAAGGGCGTACCCGTCACGGACGAGCTGAAGAACAGCCTCATGGCCGCGGCAGAGGCGTCCGCCAACACGACCCGGGGATTGACCAACCTGCGGGCCGCCGCAGACCTGCGCTTCGACGACCAGCAGATGGGCAGGGACCGGTACACGTCCCAGGCTTACGGCAGCGCCCGCAGCCTGTACGGGGACACCAACAGCCCAGACGCGCAGCGCTACATTACGCAGAAGCGGGACCAGCTGGAGGTGCAGGACGCTAAGGGCACGCTGCAGGACGCCAGCACGGGGTTCGTACAGGCCCTGTCCAAGGGCGCCGACGCGGCCAGCGCCTTCAGCAGCGCCCTGTCCAAGATTGGAGACAAGCTGATCAGCGGGGCCCTGGACAGCCTGTTCTCCAGCGCCTTCAAGGGGCTGGGCAGCGGCGGGGGCCTGGGCGGCCTGCTGGGTGGCCTGCTGCCCAGCGGGGGCCTGTTCGCCAACGGCGGTATCATGACGGCCAGGGGGCCCGTGCAGCTGCGCACCTACGCCAACGGCGGCGTGGCCAACAGCCCGCAGCTGGCCGTCTACGGAGAGGGCAGCGGCCCCGAGGCGTACGTGCCGCTGCCTGACGGCAAGCGCATCCCCGTAGCCATGCAGGCGCCGGCCAACGCCAACACCCCTGTCGCTGGGGGTGGCACGTCGCAGATCAACGTGTACGCGCCGGGCGCCACCATGACGCCGGAGGAGTACAAAGGCATCACCATGCAGGCCATCGCCGAGAACAACGCGCAGCAGCGCGCCACGCAGTACTCGCGCGGCGTCGCCGATCGGAGGGCCATCGGCTAATGGGCTACTCCGCCATCATCCAGGCCATCCAGCAGAAGCGAAGCGTCTACCAGGCGTACCTCGTCAAGATGGAGATGAAGAGTCAGACGTTCTACCTGTGGATGGGCTACGGCCCCTTCCGGGACAGCACGGGGCAGGTGTGGCAGGGCATGGGCCAGCTGGCGTCCATCTCCGACTTCGACCGAGAGGTTGTGTCAGGCCAGACCCCGACCCTGGTACTGAGCGGCGTGGACCTGCAGCTGGCCAGCGCCGCCCTTAAGTCATCGGCGGAGATCAAGGGCCGCTGGGTCACCATATTCGACCAGTACTTCGACGAGAACTTGGCGCCCCTGGAGACCCCCAAGGCCGTGTTCGCCGGCCTCATGGACCGCGCCACGGTGACCGTTACCGCCGACAAGGCCAGCATCAGCGTCAGCACCCTGACGGCCCTGTACCGCAGGCGCCGCCCGGCCCTGGCGTACCTGTCCGACGCCACGCAGCGGGTGCTGTACCCCAACGACTCCGGCCTGTCCGAGATCGGCAGGCTGGTGCAGGCGACTGAGATCTGGCCCGGGTACGGATAGTTTTCCTATTTGTAGCGGTTATTTACAGACGCTATATTTATCTTCTCAGTTAACGCTCTTGTAATATCCCAGCCGTAATTAAGCCTGTAAATAACTAAACCGTATCGTATGTTTTCCATCTCACAAGCATCAGCTAAGCACATCTCTTTGCCTTTCCAAACAACCATTCTAGAGTTTCTTTTATTACGAGCCTGCTTAATTGTTGTAGCCCAGACGCAATTTTCTGCATTATAATTACCGTTAACATCTTTACGTTCTATGGTGTGTCTGACCGTAGGTTTCAAACCCATATCTTTTAAGAAACACTCAAACGCAGTTAAATCACCCACTCCCAATCGCCAGCGCTCACAGACCGTTATGTTCCTACCTCCATAATTCTCGTAACCATTGGCATTGGGATTATAACATCTCTGCATCATGTTGGACCAACATATATACTCTTTCGTTGGCCCCTTAACTCTAGTTGCGTTGCCATGTTTTGCAAAACGATTCCCTGCAAGTTCTCTTTGTAGGCAACCGCAGCTTTTTGATTTACCGTGTATCAAAGCGCCAGGGACAAAATGCTTAACGGTGCCACACTGACACATGCAAAGAGCTCTTTTATTACCTCGATTGGGCTCAATGCCAATAACGGTAAGTCGACCATAGATATCCCCGAGGCTGATGTGCAACTTTTGCATAAAGACGACCTAGAACGTAAATTAATGGATCATTTGATAGACGGTAGCAAAAAACCTTTTTCAAGACCAGACAATGATTGTTGTTTTTTCGCGGCCAGCTGGGTACTCGCGGCGACAGGGGTGGACCCGGCGGCCGACCTGCGCGGCCAGTACCACGACGCGCGCGGGGCGGCTCGGCTGCTGCGCAGATGGGGCGGCATGGACGCCATGTGGCGCGTGCACATGGCCGCAGCCGGCTTCAACACCACCCTGTCGCCGGTAAGCGGGGACGTGGGCGTGGTTCGGGACTTGACGGGCACGCTGGTGGCGGGAATAAGGGCGGGGCGCCTGTGGGCCGTGAAGGCCAGCCTGGGCATAGTGCTGGAGGACTTTCCCGCCGTGGTCAGCTGGAGTCTGAAACGTGGCTGAGGCTATCGGCGCCGCCATCATTACGTCAGCCACGGCGGCCGAGGTCGGCGCGGCCATCGGTGTGTCCGCCGCCGCCGTCACCACGGCCGTGGGCGCCGGGGCCACGCTGCTGGGCGGCGTGGCGCTCAACGTCATCTCCAGCGCCCTGCAGGGCGACCCCAACAAGGTGGCGGCCCAGCAGTTCCAGTCCCGGCAGCCCCTGCCCAGCAGAACCCTGAGCTACGGCACCGTCAAGGTGGGCGGCGCCTACGTGCAGTACAAGGCGCAGGGCTACTTCATCTACGCCATCTACCACGGCGAGGGGCCCATCAACCTCTACAAGGAGCGCTGGCTGGACGACATACAGCTCAAGACCATCCCCGCCGGGGCCAGCAGCGGCGTGGTGGGTGACGTGCCCTGGCGCGGGTTCGTGGACATCGAGAGCCTGCGGGGATTCGTGCCCCAGGCGGCGTCCGGCCTGCTGCTGGGCACCTACGGCTGGGACGGGGCGCACAACCTCAACGGCTGCGCCTACTCCGTGGTGCGCAGCCGCCTGCCGGCCGAGAAGCAGTTCAAGAAGTACTACCCCAAGCAGTCCTGGTCCAACCTGCGCGTGGTCATGCAGGCCCGGCAGGTGCGCAGCCCCTACGACGGGGTGAGCTACGCGTGGACCGACCGCGCGGGCGCCTGCATATTCGACCTGCTCACGGACCAGCAGTGGGGCTTCAAGATCCCGGTCTCGCGCATGAACCTGCCCAAGTGGGCGGCCTTCAACGACCTGTGCAGCCAGGTGGTCACCAAGAAGAACGGCGTGCAGGTGCCGCGCTACTTCCTGGGCGGCACGCACAACTGCGTGGACGACTTGGCGGACACGCTCAACGCCATGCTGCAGGCGTGCGACGGGGAGCTCACGCTGGAGGAGGACGGCACCATCGGCGTGCGCGGTGGCAAGCCGCCCGTGCCGGACTTTACCATTACGGACGACATGGTGACGTCGCTGTCCATCGTGGGCGGCAACGAGATGCTGGTATCGTACAACCGGCTGAAGATCAACTTCGTCGACCCCAACAACGACTACCAGCAGGTGGAGGGGCAGCCCTGGGACAACCTGTCTTCCCAGCAGGAGCTCGACGAGATCCTGGAGCAGGATCTACCACTCGCCTGGGTGCAGGACTTCAATCAGGCCCGGCGCCTGGCCAAGATTACCATGGAGAAGGGCAACCCGCAGTACAAGGTGACCATGGTGTGCGACCTGCGCGCGGCGGGGGCCACGTTCTCGGAGGCGGTGTACTACGACTCGGCAACCTACAAGCTGCTGTTCAAAGGGCTAATCTTCAAGGTCAAGCGGTTCTCCGTGAGCGTGGCCGAGGACCGCATAACCCTGGACCTAGAGAGCCTGGACCCCGCCTGCTACAGCTTCGACGCTGCCACGGAGGAGGGCACGGCCCCGGCCCTGCCCAACAACGGCAGCATCATCAACAACGCCAGCGGCGAGCCGCCCGCGCCGCCCGCCGGCCTCACGGTCGCCACGGAGAGCCGGGCCATCACGGCCAACGAGGCCGGCAACTACAACGCCGTGTTCCTGCGGCTGACGGCTACACCACCGGCAAATCGCCCCGACCTGAAGCTCATCGGTCGCTACCGGGTCTCGGGCAGCGCCGACTGGACGACCATGGTGGCCGACACGGACAACCAGTTTAGCCTCACGTCGAGCGTGCTGCAGAACCAAGCGAGCTACCAGGTGGAGGGCGCCGTCTCCACCTACGGGGAGGTGCTGGTCTCGGACTACTTGGCCGCGGCCGGCAGCCCCATATCCGTCGACAACGCGGCGCCCAACTTCCCCACCACACCACCGCCGACCGGTGGCGACACGGGCGGCGGCGAGACGCCGCCAGCGGGGACCACGTGATGGTAGCGGACTTTCCCAACCTGCCTCGGTCGCAGGAGGCGTTTACCCTGTTCAGCGCGGCGCGCGTGGGTGGCATCTCGCTGGGCGGCACGCAGCAGGTGGTGGCCAACCCCGCGTCCCTGTGGCGCGCCAGGCTGGGCCTGCGCCTGCGCAGGGTGGACCACTTCCTGAGCCTGCGCGGCTTCCTGGCCGGAGTAGACGGGCAGGCCGGCGCGTTCACCGTGGGTCCAATTGACTGGCGTGGTCAGCCGTGGTACAGGGACCCCAACTTCGGTACCGTCATGACGCCCGGGATGGCGCGCCGCAACGGTACCGCGCCGGACCTTGACTTTACCCTGGACCAGGGTTGCGAGATTAACGCGGTCACCCTGTACATTCGGCGAGGAAAGGGCGGCGCTTTGCAGGTTGGCCAGTACCTACAACTCGGCGATCGGCTGCACACCATCACGGCCCTCCTGTCGCCGGACCCGCCCGACGTGGTGGGGGGCGCCGCGCCGGGTACGGTGGGGGTTACCGTCCGCCCCTGGACCAAGGCGGCCTTCGGTGCCGGGACCCCGGTGGAGTTCGCAGCGCCCAAGTCGATCATGCGCCTGTCGGACGCCACCCCGCCGGACGTGGAGATGACCACGACGCCCGTGGGTGACGTTACCCTCAACCTGGTAGAGGCGTAGATGGTCAGCGGTCGCCCCAGTGCAGGCAACAGCCCCGCCGCCAACTTCCAGATCCTGGGAGAGCTCTGCGACGAGGCCGACAACACGTTGGCTGAACTCCGCCAACTTGAGGGCAGCGTCGGTAACCTGGCCGCGTCCCTCAGCCAGGAGATCTCGGGGCGCAACCAGGCCGTGGCCGGAGAGGCCCAGGCGCGCGCCCAGGCCATCGTAAACGCGGCCCAGAGCTGGGCCGCGGCCCTCAACGGCGAGTCGCAGGCGCGCCTCGCCGCCGTGCAGTCCGCCCGCGACGACCTTGGCGCCCTGGTAGCGTCCGAGACTCGGTCCAGGCAGGACGCACTGGCCGACGCCAGCACGGGCATCATTCAGCAGCTGGGAGAGCAGATCACCGCGCTGTCTACGTCCCTGCGCAGGGCTATAAGCCAGGAGCAGCAGGACCGCAAGAACGCGGTAGACGGTGTTGCCCAGCGGGTTGGGAAGCAGGTTACGGACCTGGCAGCAGCGCTGGGCCAGCAGCTGGATGCCGTGCGCGGCATCCTCGAGGTCAAGGCGTCCGTCAAAGACTTAGCTGACGCAGTAGCCAAGGCTGCTGCGGACAATGCAGCAGCCGTTGCCGGTACCAACGCGGTGGATGACCTGCTGGCGGCCAGGCGCTACGAGTTCCTACCCAACCCCGACAGGCCCGGGGACGCCCCGTCTCGCTTTACCCTGGTGTCGACAGCCGCAGCCCTGGGTGGCCGGCGCGCAACCCTACCCGAGCTCCCCGCGTCCGCGCTGGGTGCCGGCGACAGTGGGGCGGTGGTGCGCTTGGTTGGCGGTGGGCTGCTGGCCACCCGCAACGCGTTCCCGCTTGAGCCCGGCCGCCTGTGCCGGCTGCGGTACGTGGTGCAGCGCCGCGCCAACCCGTCCGACCCCACGGGAGACGCTGTGGTGTGCGGGGTCGTGTACCTGGATCAGTCCCTGCGCATCTCCGGACTCCCGGCCGTGGTGAAGGTGTACCCGGCGTTGACGGGGGTACTGGGGCGCCAGGAGTGCCAAGCCCTGTTCTCGCGCAGTCCCGGGCTCGGCGGCAGCCTGTCCGTGCCGCCGGGTGCCCGCTTCGCCGTGCCCTACGTGCAGACCTTCGGTGCAGACCCCGTCACGGACGTGGAGGTGCTGGGGCTCGAGGACGTTACCGGCCAGCTGCTCATGGATGCACCCACGGCGGCGTTCGAGGCGCGACTGGCCGCCATCGAGGCCGCGACGCTACCCGCCCGGGTGGCCCAGTTGGAGCAGCGGGTGGGTAACCCGTCCAAGATGACGTTCGAGAACCGCAGCTTCGCGTCCGGCGCCAGCATCCCCGCAAACGTTCAGGTGGTAGAGCTGCTAGGGCTTCAATCTGCCGGTGACGGTGCCGGGGGCCTGTTCTTGCGTACGGCAGGCGAGCCGCAGGCCGGTGATGACTTCTTTACGTCAGGTGGCGCCGTATTCCTGCGCGTGCTACCCGAGGCATCCGTGGCGGCTGCCGTCGTCGGCGCGGGCTTCAGGGCGTACGTCAGGGGCCTGCCCGACCAGCCAGCCCCTGTCGCCGAGACCGTGTGGAACAACGGTGGCGTCGCCGTTCTGTCACCGGGGGCGGTACAGTGACCTGCACCAACCTGCACTTCCGCGTGGCCCCGTGGATGCCGTTCATGGCCCTGCGGTGCAACGGGAGGGACCCGCGTACGCAGGAGGTGCGCGCCCTGCCGGCACCCGGCTACACGCTGCGCTGGGCCGTGACCTTCCCCATCAGCGGTGAGCAGCTGCGCACGCAGTTTACGGACCCGGCCCTGGAGTTCGACCAGCAGACCGGGTTCTACGTCTACCGGCTTACTGATGACCAGCTTGTCGAGGTGTTGGAGGCCCGTCAACCGGTCTCGCTGGTCATCAACATGGAGACCCCGGCCGGCACGGTTGTGCCCTGGGCTACGGGTTTCGTCTCAGGGGAGCAGCTGCCGTGAGCGCGCCGAACTACGCCGTCCAAGACCGCAGCAACGTGTCGGTGTTTCGGCAGCTGCAGCCCAACGTGTTTGAGGTCGTGGTCCTGTACCCCTTCGGGGTCGAGGATGCAGCCGTGCAATCTGCGGCCGAGCAGGTGGCTCAGCTGCTGTCGCAGCCCTACCTAGGCCAGGCGCGCGCCGAGACCCCGGAGCCGGACGACAACAGCGACAGGGTCGCCACGGCGGCCTTCGTGCAGCTGGTGCAGGCAGCCGTGCTGGCCCAGGTGCGCGCCATGGTTGCCGACGCCGTGGCTGGCGTGCTACAGACCCCCGGCGCACTGGGCGGACTGGTGCCGAAGACTATACCCGACACACCGGACACGGCGTGGCTCGACCACGGCGTACTGACTGTCACCCCTAGCGCTTAGCGGAGATTGGCATGACTGCCGCCTGCGGGTCAATCCCCGTCACCCCCGGTGACACGCTGGACGTGAGAATCAACCTGTTCAGTGGCAGCGACGGGAACAAGCTGCCACTGCAGATTGCGGCGGGTGAGGTTTTCGTGCTGAAGGTGGGCCGCGAGGTGGCATCCAGCGCGGGCCAGGGACCCAGCCGCCTGCAGGTGCTGGCCAACGAGGAGACCACGTCCTTTATCCGCCAGTTCTCGCCCCTGGAGACCGTCAAGTTCGGGGGCAGCCAGGGCTGCCCCGTGCCCCTGGAGTGGTCCTTCTCCCGCATCCCCACCAAGGGCGTGCACCGCACCTACGCGGCGGGGCCCATCACAGTCGAGCTGCGGCCCAACGGCGGCACGCAGGTTTCCTTCGACCTAATCGTAACCGACACCGGCGCGGTGGCCATCGACCTCGGACCCGTGCCGGACGTTGCGTCCTACACGGACGCCGTGGCCGCGGAGCTTCGCGCCGAGATGGCCACCCACAGCGCGGACTCGAATAGCGTGGCCGCCGCGTACGCCCTCCTGCTCTAAAGGTCTGCCATGCGCGATCCGCGAACCGTCTCCTGCACCTTTAACCCCACCAACCGCACGCTGGACTTCTCCGGCGAGCCCGGGTTCGACGTCAAGATCCTAAAGGGGGTCTTCCACCTGCCCAGCGGCACGCTGCTGTACTTCCCGGGCATCCCAGCCGTGGGCTACGCGTCGGTCAACGGCGCCGTGCTGACGCTAAAGTACAACACGGCGGGGCTTCAGGCCAGCGACCCGCTGCTCTGCATCTTGGATGACGGCCTCAACGGGGTGGCCACGGCGTCCAAGCAGGATGACCAGAAAACCCTGCTGCAGGACATCAAGACCATCCTGAGCAACCAGCGCGCCGAGACGCTGTGGACCGACAACACCGGCAAGTTCTACCTGCGCCTGGACAACGGCGCCGGCAACATCTCCTGGACCGACATCTCGGGCAACGCTAGCTCTCCCCCCGGCGCGGGCGCCAGGCCGGAGTCCGACGGCGCCACGGTGGTGTCGCAGACCATGTACCGGGCCACCGCGGTCGGCACGGGTTACAGCGCCAACGACGTGCTGTACCACGTGGTGGTCACCGATAACGCGGCCGGAGCGCTGGTCTCCAGCTTCTGGCTCAACGTCACCAGCGGCGCGCGCATCACCCCGCCGGACTCGGCCAACATCACACCCCTGGCACCCCTGCCCGACGGTGCGTCAACCTCGCTCAACCAAGTCGCCGCCAACACCCTGCTGGACCAGCTGGTGGACGGCATCGGCGCCGCCACGGACGCTGACCCGGGCGCGGACACCTCGCCCGGAACCGTCATCTCCAAGCTGACCCGCCTGCTGCTGGGCGTCACGGGCCTGGGCGGCCTGCTGGCCGACGTCAAGGCTCGCCTGCCGGCCTCCCTGTCCAGCGGGCGCTTGGCCGTCGACGGCAGCGGCGTTACGCAGCCGGTGGCCGGCGTGGGCAACGTGGGCGCGGCCCCCGCCACCCCGCCCATCCACGTGGCGGCCCTGGACACCGCTGGCAAGAAGCGCGCCCTGCTGGTGGACCAGGACGGGGCCTTGCGCGTAACCACCCCAACCCCGACCATACCCGTAACGGGCCAAGTCAAGATCGTTACCACGGGCACGCCCGTGCAGCTGCCGGTCTTTGCCCTGCGCAACGGCCTCGTGGTCAAGGCCCACGTGGCCAACGCCCCGCAGGCCGGGTCGTACAGCGCCACGGTGGGCCCCGCCGGGGTCACCACGCAGTACGACGGCAACGGCAACGGCTACCCCCTGTCGCCGGGGGAGGCCTCGTCCTTTGCATGCGCGGACTCCAGCAACGTCTGGGTCAACGGCACGGCGGGCGACATATTTAGCTTCGAGGGTAACTAGCGATGCCGGCACCCGCCATTCCCCCGTCAACCATCACCATCAGCCCCGCGCTGTTGGTGACTGCCCTCTTGGCGCAAAATGCGTCGGCGCTCAGCGCCGTGCTGGCGGGGTTGCCCACGTCTCCGGACGGGCTTAGCCCCGGCCAGGCGTGGAACAACAACAACTCCCTTGCCTTCATCCCGCAGTCGTAAGGACAGCCTAATGCCGACGCGTATTCTCAGCTGGGCGCTGCTCGCCCTGGCGCTGGTCACCACGCAGGCGCACGCCTACGACCCCGTGCGAGCGCCGCGCTACCCGTCGCCGGACATGTACCGGCCCAACGTGGATCGGCTTATCATCAACGGACCTGGCTCCACAGGGCCGGTGGACGGGATGACCGTGAAGCCGGGGACGAACGCGATATCGCGTGCACTTTCGGCAAAGCTCCGCGAGCGCACGTCGCTCAACGACTACCTGCGACCCGAGGATAACGGCGACTATGCGCTAGCCCTCAAGCACGCCGCCGACGACGGCGTGAAGGAGATCCACGCCACAAAGGATCAGCTCAAGTACACCTTCAAGACCACCGCGTACCTCCCGAACGCGGATATGCGGATAATCTGCGACGGTAAATACCAGGTTGAGCTCAACCTTGCAGGCAACAACGATTACCTCATCGTCGCAGGCAACCCTACGACGCACAGCTACCACTTCCACGTGGAGGGGTGCCTGATCACCAAGGATCAGGTTTCCTCTCAGGGTGCTGCTTTCAAGCTTCAGAACATCAATTTCTGGAGCATTGACAACATCCGGGTCTACAGCGCTGACAAGTTCTGGCGCGGCGTGGAGCTGCTCTCCGCATCGTCGGGCACCAGCAGGGACGTGGTCATCGACAGCGTTCAGGAGCGCGCGATCTATGCCAACGGGGGCCCCGCAGCGTTCGGCACGCCGAACGGCGGCGTCGTCGATAACATCTTCGACAACTGGTACGTGTCTGGTTGCGTGACCAACCCGGCCGACATGGCCCAGGACGGCGCCTTTTACTTCGACAAGTACTTCCAGGCGGTGTGGTTTCTCAATACCAAGGTTACGGGCTGCAAGGGGTACAGCTACTTCTTCAAGGGCAGCCCGGAGAGCTTGTCCACCAACCAGCTGAATTTCATCTTCAACCCCAATTCCGACTCGGCCCCTCTCCCAGAGAACGTCAGCCTGCCTCACAAGTCTGGCACGGCGTACTTCGGATACGTGGCGTCGTCTCAGATTGCCGGCCCGGCATCTTGGACCGCCGGCTGGGGCATGCCCGCCATTGTCCTGAGCAATCACAGCAGCACCAACACGGTGCGGGGGTTCCAGATCCCCGTGAACCGCGACGGTGGCCAGGGCGTGCTTGATGACGGCACCCAGAACATCGTCCAGCAGGTCGAGGTCGCGGGTTACGATACAAACGCTGACGCCGGGCTGGCCATTGGCCCGAATGCCAGCAAGGGCGTTTATAAGAACATCGTTGTGCGGCAGCTTAAACGGGCAGTTGTCGACCAGAGCGGCGACCAGGGGCAATACGTCCTTGACGGCGTTGAGTACAACGCGATCTCGGGTCAGCCGCTTGTCGGCATGGCCGGCAAGACCAATGAAGGCACGATCAAGACGATCCGCAACATCACAAACCTCGACGCCGGATCAATCAGCCTACCTGCCACATCTACAATCTCGCTGCCGGATCGCGGCGACACGTTCTTCATCAACTCTACCGGTACGATCAACGCCATTGCTCCGACGTACATCGGTCGCCGTGTAACGCTGATCCTGAGCACCGCGGGCATCACTTTGAATGATGTCGGCACGTCCGCGGCCGCTCCTGGGGCCGGTGGGTTCTACCTCGCACCCGGTGGTAATATGACCACTGATAACGGGCGCTGGCGGATCACGTTCGAATGGCGCGGCGATTACTGGTTCAATCTCAGCACCGCGCACTAGAACATGTGCGGGCCCCTGTCAACTTTAATCGCGCACACGTGCGCGATACTGCGCAGGGGCCGCCGCGTGGAGGGCAAGCTAGACCGCTTGCTCGAAATCTCACACCAGGAGTTTAGAATGACCGACGCAGTACTGGCCCGCCTGGAGCAGCTGCAGACCCAGGTTGCCGCCTGGACCACGCAGCGAGGAGAGGAGCTAGCCCAGGCCAGGAAGGACCTGGCCGACGCCGAGGCGCGCGGTCGGTCCGCGCAGGCCAAGGAGGACCAGGACAAGGCCGAGGCGGACAAGGCCGCCGCCCTGGCCAAGATCGAGGAGATCGCCGGCGGCCTGGTAGCCTTCAACCCCTCGGGTAACTGAGGTGGTGTCCGCGGCGGCCATGCAGACGTCCCGCAGCGGCAAGCTGTTCCGCTGCTGCCGCGAGGCCATGGTGCTGACGGCCTACCAGGACGGCAGGCACTGCAGCATCGGGTTCGGGTCCAACAGCCCGCACCTGCGGCTGGGTGACACCATAACGGTGGCCGAGGCGTTTGTCCTGCTCAACAGGGACACGGCCGAGCGCGACGAGATACTCAACCGCGCCCTCAAGGTGCGACTGACGCAGGTGCAGTACGACGCCCTGGGGTCCTTCTACTACCAGAACGGCAACAAGCCCGACGCCCAAGGGCGACCCGGCTTCAGCACCCTGGTCGGCATGCTCAACGGCGGCAGGGTGGCCGAGGCCGCCGCGGCCCTGCCCGGCTGGGACCGCAACAGCGCCGGGGAGGCCCTGCCCGGCCTGCGCAGGCGACGGCTGCTGGAGCAGGCCCTGTTTACCAAGGGCGACTACGGCGACCTCTCCGAGATCCCCTTCTGGCCCGGCGACCCCAAGACCACGCTGCGGCAGACTTACCGCGTTAAGCCCGAGGACCTGGCATGACCCAGAAACCCGCACCCGCCTGCGACGAGGACGACGAGCACGCGGACGGCTGCCTGTGCGGCACGGGCGGCGCCGTGCAGGACCACGAGGCCACGGGGGACGAGCACCTGCCCGCGGCGACAGGGGGTGTGCAGGGGGACCGCGCGCCGCGCCGCCCCCGGGCCGCCGGCCTGGCCAAGCTGGGGGAGCTGTGATGGGCAACCTGCTTTGGATGCCCCAGGTGCTGCTGGCGGCCAAGTGCCCCGTGGCCGAGCAGGTGGGTTGGAGGCTGCGCGGGCGCGCCGAGTTCGGCGAGTTCAAGGGTATCATGATCCACCACACGGCCGGGCCAGCCAAGGGCAACGCCCCCAGCCTGGGCGTGGTCACGGACGGGCGCAGCGACCTGCCCGGACCCCTGTGCAACCTGCTGCAGGGCCGCGACGGCACCTTCTACGCCGTGGCAGCGGGGCGCGCCAACCACGCGGGCGCCGGCAGCTGGCACGGCGTGACCAGCGGCAACAGCACCACCATCGGCATCGAGTGCGAGAACACGGGCCTACCCGCCGACAGCCCCTGGCCCGAAGTGCAGATGCAGCGCCTGGCCATGGGCGTGGCGGCCATGCTGGACTACGGCAAGCTGCCCACCATCATGGTCATGGGCCACCGGGAGTACGCCACCCCCAAGGGCCGCAAGATCGACCCCCTGTTCGACATGAACGCCTTCCGCGCCAGGGTCGACGGCTACCGCAACGGGGCCGCCCCGCGCCCGCCCGTGCCCGCCAAGGACGCCAGCGGCCAGCGTACCCTGCGCCGGGGTAGCGAGGGCGACGACGTCAAGACGGTCCAGGCTAAGGTGGGCACCACCACGGACGGCCACTTCGGCCCCGGCACCGAGGCCAAGGTGCGGGCCTTCCAGCGGGAGCGCGGGGTTGTGGCGGACGGCGTCGTCGGGCCTGCAACCTGGGCCCTGCTGCGCACAACGTAGGCTTGCACAACCGCACCCTGTCGCCGGGCGGCTCAAGGTTGCCCGGCCGGGTGCGGGGATGCTATGCGGTACCCGCGCGACTACACCAGCCGCACGGAGAACGCAACATGCACAGACGCATTATCGCCATTGGCTGCGCCGCGCTGCTGGGGCTGTCCCTGGCCGCCTGCGACCCCAAGGACGCGGAAAACCTGGGCGCGGCCGTCAACGGCGGCCTGGTGTCCCCCACCCTGTCGCCGGGTGACCTTACCCCCGAGAACCTCAAGGCCGCCGGCTTCACGAACGCCCAGGTGGCCAAGGTCATGGGCTACGTGCAGCAGGGCACGGCCGCCGCCAAGGGCCTGGGCTCCGTGGTGTGCCCGGTGCTGCCCCTGGGCGAGACCCTGGCCAACGTGTTCATGGCCGAGGCCGCCACGTCCAGCACCGGGGTGACCGTCAAGGCGGCGCTGAACTTCGCCTGCGCCAAGCTGGCCGCCGCCCCCACCTACACCGGGTTCGCCCACCGCCGCGGCGAGCGCGTCAAGATCATCGTCCACATGGGCCGGTACGACGTGCCCCTGTACGGCGTGCGGCGCTAGGTAGCAGGAGGGCCACATGCCGCAACTGACGCAACAGCAGCAAATGACGGTGCGGGCTATTCTGCTCGTACTGAGCGGCGGCGCCACCGCCGTCGGTATCCTGCCCAAGGTCTGGGCGGACTGGCTGAGCAGCGAAACCACGATCACGGTGCTGTGCGCTGCCCTGGCCTTGGGCGTCTACATTGCCGGGTGGATCAAGACCCGACCCACCAAGGTTGTGGCGGACGCCGGCAAGATCGTGGCCAAGGACGGCGGCGTCATCATCGCGTCCAGGGCCATGGCTGAGGACAAGGCCACGCCCAACAACGTGGTGTCCAGCGTCAGCGAGGCCGCGGCCCTGCCCGGCGTTCCCAAGTAGCAGGCGCGCAGAGACGCGCGGTCGCGCGGCCTCGTGCCGCGCGACCCCAACGGCACTGCCTTTGAGCGGGGGGTCGGGGTCCGGTAATGGTGGTGCGAAGCGAGAAGGCCAAGACCGCCAGTCCCAAGACTGACGCCAAGGCGGTGCGGGACAGCGTTACCCCCATAGTGCAGGAGTCCAACGGGCTGCCACTGAACGACCTGGGCGAGGATCTGGTGCGCCAGACCCTGGTGCTGGGCGGCGCCGACCACACCACGGGCCCCGTAGAGCTCGGCGTCTACGTGCCCGAGGAGGATAGGTCCAGCGAGACCTACCGGCAGCGCGAGGACGGCATGCCCCTGGGCGGGCGCAGCGCCACCATCGCCTTCGACGATACCTACTATCAGTTCTTTCAGCGCCTGACCCCGCAGCTGCGGGGTATACTGCTCTACTTGGCCAAGCTGTTCTCGGGTGACAACGGCGGCAAGCGCATGTCCGCCCTGGTGGAGTTTCTGGACGAACGGGTCGAGCAGCAGGCGTCGGCCCGGCGCTGGAAGCGGTGGCGGCACAGCATGCTCTGGCTCTTCGGAGCCGCCATCCTGTTCGCCCGATACTTCGTGGACCAGGCAAGCTGGGTGGTCGAAAAGCTGCCGTTCTTTAAAGAAGTCTGGCAGCTCGTAATCGGATGGAGGGCTTAGGGTATGGAGAGCAGGGTCAGCAGGTGGCTGGACCGGCTGTACGGCACCGCCGTGCGCCTAGTTGCGGGTATGGCCATCGCCTACCTGGGGCTAACGATCGGAGTCCGCAAGTGGCCCTACGTGGTGCAGGAGACCCAAGTCTTCACCCCTACGGTTGCGCCGGGCGGTGTCATGAAAATGGCCCGGCGCATCGACTACCGTGGTGACTGCAGCATTCACTACGACCGGCTCATCATGAGCCTCAAGCCCGACGACAGGGGCGCCCTGCGGCGGGAGATCCTGCCGGCCATCCACTTCAACGACCCGCCCTGGGAGCTCGACGGCATCCTTTGGGATACCACGGTCGACGTGCCAGCCGACTTTCCCTGCGGCCCGGCCCAGGTGGTGGACAGCCCCAGCGCCTGGTGCAACTGGTTCCAGCGCATCGTGTGGCCGCAGTACCGCGACGACGCCAAGACCCGCTTTACCGTGGCCGGCGGCTCCTGCCCGGCCTAGCCGCACCCACCCTGGTCCTGGCCGGCTGGGGCCCCGCGGCCTGCCAGTTCTGCGAGGGCTGGCTGCTACCCTTCGTGCTGGGCGTGGCCCTGGGCGTGGCGGTGGGCGCCGCTGGTTACCGCAGGGACGGCTAGGGCGGCACCCGCACGCGAGCACCGCCCCACACCCTGTCGCCGGTACGCCGGGGCTCACTTGCCGGCGCGCTTGGCCGTCCAGCGCTGGTACTGGGTGCGGGCCGTAAAGCGGTTCACACCCATCTGGCTCAGGGCAAACAGCGCGTCCTTGCGAACCAGCGTCTGCCCCTCGGCCACCAGCTTGTCCAGGTAGTCGTGCACCGTGGCCACGGGGCCCAGTACGCTGCTGCGGCCGTACACCTCAAAGGTCTTGGCGGGCGGCAGGGCGGCGGCCTTGGCCGGTGCGGCAGCTGCGGGGGCGGCCTGCGGCGCGGGCTCCTGGGCCGGTGCGGTGCCCAGGCCAGCGGCAAACTTGTAAGCGGCCTTGCTGGCCCAAGTGATAACGCTGTCCTTACCCTCGTTGCTGCTGTGCACCAGGCCCTTGGCAACCAAGCTGGCCACCACGCCACCCAGAGAGGCCGGGGCCAGGTTAGACGGCTCTCGGGCGGAATCAATGCAGTTGGACCACGTGGAGCCGTCGGTGGTGTCCTCGTTGCTGCTGTAGTCGTTGGTTACCAGGGCGCGCAGCACGCGGTGCTCGTTCTCGGTCACCTGCACGGCCAGGGCCGGCTTGCGGCGGTGCAGCTTGTAGCGCGGGGCCTTGGGGGCGGCCTGCTCGGCGGCCTGCCAGTACCAGGCGCCCTCGGCGTCCTGCACGAAGGTAACGGCGTCCAGGTCAACGTTGGCGGACTTGGCGGCGCGGCGGGCGTTGCTGCGGTTAGCGTAGGTCTTGGTCATAGCGGGGGTTCCTCGTGCTGGTGTGGGTGGCTAGGTGCGCCGCCCGTGTTTCGTTAGTCGCATCACTGCGCGGCCACCGCAATCCCCTCGGATGCAGATTTCTTCTTTTTCGGCTCGAAGTCGCCCAGCATGGCCACGGCGCGGGCCACGTAGTAGTCGTAGTCCAGGTCGGCGGGCAGGGCCTCGGGCAGGTCCATGCAGGGCCGGGCGCCCTCCGTGCGGGCCACGGCGTAGCCGTTCTTGGCGTAGACGATCTCCCCGGGGCACTCCGTGCTGTAGTACCAGCGCACGGCCTTGCCCAGGTAAACGCCGTCCTTGACGCCGCCACCCGTAACGTTCTTGACCTCCACGAACTTGCGCACGTCGGTGCAGGTGCGCACGTAGTCCTCGATGGGGCGCCCCGTGGCTAGGTACTCGATGAGCGCTTCCTGGCACACCTCGCAGGTTGGGTTCCACTTGAGGGGGTAGACGTCGATGGTCTTGCGGTAGCACCCCACGGCCTTGGCGTGCTTGTAGGGCGTATCGTCCCCCTTCTCGGGCTTGGTCAGCAGGGCCACGTAGTTGTTCACGTCGCGGCTGTACACGGCCCGGTACTGCTTGCTCTCCAGGCCCAGACCCGTGTCGAGCTCCCACTGCGCCATGATCTCGTCCCGCCGGGCGCACAGGGCCCTGGGGCACTTGACGATGATGCCGTCCGTGTTGGCCGAGATGACGGGTATGCCCGCCAGCTCCAGCCGCTCGATGAGCAGCAGCAGGGACAGCTGGCCCGTGACGGTAACCTGGATCATCATCTCCGGGTAGTAGACGACGCTGTAGCCCTCGCGCTCGCCCGTCTTACCGAAGGTGCCGTTGGCCACGATCTTGAGGGTCTCGGCCGTGCCCTTGTCGCCCGACTTCTTGGCGGCCACGCGGGTCTCGACGATGCCGCGGAAGACAGCAGAGAACTCGGGCCCCACGTTGGGCGGGTACATGCCCTGCTGGATGATGAGGCTGGGGTAGTACGAGGTAACGTCGTTGTCCGAAATCTCGTACTGGTCGCCGGCCACGTGGACGACCCGCTTCTCCTGGCTGTGCAGGCCGCCGATGCCCATCTGGTAGGTGGCGCCGCCGATCTCCAGCTTCAGCTTGGCCAGCTCGGCCGGCATCATGGGCGAGCCGTGCTGGTCGATGACGAACTGCTGCCGGCACACGAAGTCCAGCACCCACCGCAGGGTAGGGGACTCGAAGCGTAGGTAGGCCGGGGCCTGGTACTGGAAGGACCGCCACGGGATAATGGTGGCGCGCTGGATGTACTTGCGCCCTGTGCGGGTCGTAATCTCCTTGCGGATAACCTGCTCCGCGATCTGCGGGTCGGACTTGGACCGCACGTCCACGCCGTACTTGGCGCCCATGGTCTCGCGCAGGGCGATGGCCACCTTGTGCGAGTTGTGCAGCAGGCTCGTGTTGACCAAGTCGTTGTACCAGTACCAGCGCAGCACCTGCACCTGCTCCGGCGACAGGGTGCTGCCCGGGGCGAAGGGCAGGTCGGCCATGCGCGGCGCGTGCAGGCGCCCGGCGCAGGTCTTGAGGCCGGGGCCCAGGGGCGTCAGGGCAATGAGGTCTACGTGGTCCACGTCGAAGGGTGCCAGCCGCCCGTGGCCGGGCCCGCCCTTGTAGAAGTCGCGGGGGCGCGTACCGCGCCCGTCCTCGCCCACGATAAGCTGCTGCACGCACAGCCACAGCTGGTCCGTGTCCAGGCCCGCCAGCACGGCGTGCAACATGGGCACGTCGAAGGCCGTGTCGTTGAAGCCCACCAGCGTGCAGTTCTGCGCGATCCAGCGCATCTTGTCTAGAGATTGCGACCACCCGCCGCCCAGGTGGAGCTCGAAGCTGGCCACGCGCCTCGTCTCCGGGTGCAGGAACCCCACCAGTGCGTAGTTGGCGTAGAACTCGGTGTCCCACACCAGCTTGGAGCCGGCCCAACCCGCAACCTCGGCGTCGCCGGCCTCGGGCAGCACGTAGTCCCGGGCCTGCTCCCAGTGCGGCAGGTAGTCCGGCGCCAGCCACACGGGGTCCGGCGGCACGCGCACCACCTTCTCGGCGGGCGCCTTGGGGGCCACGTAGTCGTCCCAAAACAGGCCCGTCAGGTCCCAGCGGCTCACCGGTCAGCCCTCACGCAGCCAGCCCGGGGCGCCGCTGCCCGCGCCGCACCCACCCGGCGTGCACCATGAGGATGTGGCCCGAGGGCGTGGGTCCGAAGGCCACGCGAACCCTGTCAAACAGGTCCAGGTCCCCCGGCTGCACGCGCTCGCCGTCGTCGTCGTAGAAGCCCACGATGGGCACGCTGGCGCCGCAGTTCAGCAGCATGCTACCTGTGTCCAGGTTGGGCCGCAGGGCCGCCTCGGGGTGGTTGGTGGGGATCTCGCCGCACTGGTACGCCACGGTCACGCAGCCCTCCCCTGGTACACCACGTTGCGTCGGCCCAAAACATCGCCGTCAAACACCAACCGCGGGTCCGCAATGTTTCGGGCCGCGCAGTCCCGCGCTAGCTGATCGGTGCTGACCTCCCTGTCCCGGCCCAGCGGGTAGCGCACGGCCAGTCGGCAGGGGCCGTCTCCGCACGTCTCGCACGGTACCACGCTACCCGTCGTAAGCCACTCTACAGACCTGCACTCGCTCACATGCGCCTCCCGATCAGCAGCCCGCGCAGGGGTTCGCCCTGGCGGCCAAAGGTACACGGCCCGGGGTAGTTGCGCCAGTCCACGGCCGTGGCGACCTCGGTTAGGATCTCCAGCTGCTTGAGGCTGTAGCAGGCCACGTCCGGCGCGCCCGGCAGCAGGGCGCTGAGCTGCACGCGGGCGCCGGCCTCGTCCTCGGTGCTGGTGCCCAGGGAGTCGGGGCGCACGTAGATGGCCGGGTCCTTGGGCACGAAGGGCTTGAGCGTGGCCAGCGCTTCTGCGAAGCCCTCGGGCAGGGGCTCGGGCGCCCCGGTGCCCACCCCGTCCATGGCGGCCTCCAGCCGGTCCACGGGCCACTCGCCGCCCTCCATGAGCGTGGTGCGCAGCCACCTGTCGCCGGGAAAGCGGAAGGTCAGCGTGGTGGGGCCCACCAGCACGGACTCCGGCGGCTGCCCTATGCGCAGCAGCTCGCTGACGGCCCGGTCGGGAATAACCACGTCGCTGGGGAAGGCGCAGCCGTGGTACCACTGGCCCACCATGACGTTGTTGGTGGCCAGCAGGCAGGGCCCGTGCACCTTGACCCCCATGGCCCAGGGGCGGCTGGCGTCCACGCCCATGAGCGGCGACAGGCGGGCCAGGCCGGCGTAGAAGGGTTCGCCCAGCTGCACGGGCTCACCCTGGGGCTCGGCGGCCTCGTGCCCCTCCTCGGGCAGGCAGTCCACGAACACCTTGAAGGCCCCCGCGCGCACGCACAGGCGCCCGGCCGGGGTAACGTGCAGGGCGATGGGCCCCTCGCACTGCCGCACGGCGTTGAGGAAGGTCTGCGCCGCGGGCCGCACGTCCAGGTCCACGCCGATGGGCGAGCTCAGGGTCAGCACGCCGTCGTGTCCCGTGATGCGCCCGTCTTGGATGCGAAAGTGGGTCAGCTCCTGCACGTACGCCTTCTTGGCCACGGCGGCGATGGT